CAGGCAACGTAGGTATCGGGACTACTAGTCCTGGTGAAAAGCTAGAGGTTGATGGTATTATAAAAGTAGTACATACAGATAATTCTTACGCAAACTACAGAGGACATGGGGTGTTTTTTAATAGAACTGAAAACTACTTAGCTCCCTTAGCTAATAACACCTCTACTCTTAATATAGGCTATAATGGTGCTAAATGGGGAAATATAGAAATTAATGGTGCTTTTATTAAGTTTGAGAATGGGCCTAATGAATTTATGCGTATTGATTCAAGCGGTAGACTTTTAATAAACGCAACATCTACTGCTTTTAGTGATAAGTTTTATGTAAATTCTGATGCATATGCAACAGGAGGCTGGAGAGTAGGTACTGCAGCAACGTACGTGGGTAAATTAATAAACGACGGTGGTAAACTTACATTGATGAGCGATGGAAGTAGAGATGTACAGATTGGGAACAATAACAACCCCGCGATGTTATATGTAGATACCTCCTCAGCAAACGTCGGGATCGGGGTTACTAGTCCTCAATCAAAACTACAAGTTGCTGGTGGTATACAAATGGCTAATGATACAGCTACAGCTTCAGCTGCTAAAGTAGGTACAATGCGTTACAGAACTGGTACAGAGTATGTAGAGGTTACGGGTACGGAAATATTACCAAATCCCGGTTTTGATACTGATACTAATTGGGTAAAAGGAACTGGTTGGACTATAGCTAATGGGAAAGCATCTGTAGATAACGCCTCAAGTACAGCGCTATCTCAACCTTCATTTGGCGTAACAACTGGAAAAATATATAATGTGCGTATTGATGTTAGTAATTATACTTCTGGATCTTTGCAAGTTCAATTTGGAGCGTCTCAAGTTATTGCTTCAATCAGCGCAAGTGGCGAGTATAATTATACGGTAACATCTACTATAACAGGCGGTACCTTTTATTTATATGGAGTAAGTGATTGTGAGTTTTCAGTAGATAATGCGTCAGTAATAGAAGTAGAAGCAGAAAATGCGAGCTACGCAGACATGTGTATGCAAACAGGTAGTTCAACGTATGAATGGGTTAACATAGTAAGAAATACATATTAAATGGGATTAGGAAAAACATATTCAACAAAATATTTACTAGATAGTAATAATAGCTCTGGCGTTGCAGGCCAAGTTCTTTCAACAACCTCAACAGGTATAGACTGGGTTGATGCTAACACAGTACCAGGAACAGGTCTTTGGATTCAGAGTGGTAACAATATATATAATAGTAATTCAGGCAACGTCGGGATAGGGACAACTAATCCTATTCACAAATTAACTGTAAACGCACCTAATGATACCACGGCGGTAGGTATAGACTTCCCCTCTGCTCATTTTGATTTTTCTGCTAATAGTACAAGCGGTTACACTACATCTTTCCACATGGACGACACTGCTACTACAATAGGTAGTAATAGTGCAGGTAGAGCTTTAATATTCCAAACAAACAACGCGGATAGATTATATATAAACGGAAACACTGGTAACGTAGGAATAGGAACTACTAGTCCTGGAGCTACTTTACCTGATTCATTTAGTTCAACTACACCAAAAGTATTACAAATGTCATCAACAGGCACATCTACTGATTCAGGTGTTTTGATCAGAAGAAGTGATAACGCTACGGGAATAGATATTTGGAATGATGGTAGTAATGGGTTGTCTTATATAGACAATAGGTATGGCTCAAGCACAGGTGATCTTAATTTTAGAGTTCAAACTAATGGAACTCCAAAAACCGTAATGACAATTACAGGTGATGAAAAAATAGGTATAGGAACGACTAGTCCTACTGCAAATTTACATATTTCAGATACAGCAGATGCTGTATTAAAAATCGAAGGTGACACCATAAATAGCGATGAAACTAAAGGCCCAAAAATACTCTTAATAACAGACAATGGGTATAGAACAGCTGCTATCACTGGTGGTAATGCCACTTATGAAACATCAAGTGGAAATTTTAACGCTCTTAATCTTCAAAGTAAAGATATTCGTTTTCACACAGGCACTGCTCAAGATTATGATTTAGCAGTTGAAAGAATGCGTATTACGGGCACAGGAGCATTATCATTTGGATCTACAGGTACTGCTTACGGAACTTCGGGGCAAATACTAAAATCAAACGGAAACGCGTCACCAACTTGGGTAGCCGCTTCAACTGTGATTGGCGGCCCTTACTTACCGCTTTCAGCAGGGTCAAGTTATCCTTTGACGGGTGATTTATATATTGATGAAGATTCTTTATATCTGTTAAACGCAAGTAATAACTATTGGAGAGTTCAAAATAATTCTTCTGGGAAACTTGTTTTTAAACAAGGAACTACTCAAAGAGGTATATGGTCAAGCGGGGAGTTGCAGTTAGCAAATAATTTAATTGTAGACAGCAACGTCGGGATCGGGACGACTAGTCCTGGCACAGCCTTGCAAGTTGGTGGATTAGATGATGGTAGTAATTATGATATAACGATAGGTTGGAACGCTGTTAGTTCTCAAGCCGTAGGTACTAAAAGATCTGCTTTAACTTTCAAGACTAGTCAAACAGCAGTTAACAACGAAGACATATACAAGTGGGATATAGCTATGGTTACGGCACCTGCTACTGCCTCAAACGAGCCTTTTGGTTCTAATTTAGCTTTCTTAAGAAGCACAAGAAGTTCAACATCTGTTGATGAAACAACCATGATACTTACGCAGTCGGGCAACGTTGGTATTGGAACTGATAATCCTGCTAACAGATTAGTTGTAGAAACAAGTACAGCTGGAGATTATGCTGCTTTAATTAATAATACTCACAGTACAACTGGATATGGATTACTAGCGAGAACAGCTAGCACCGGTACTTCTGCTTATGCGCTTGCAGCAAGAGCTGCTTCTAGTGATATTTTTGTAGTTAGAGCGGACGGCAACGTCGGAATCGGTACGACTAGCCCTGGGGCTAAACTAGAGATATCTCATGGTGGCATAAATAATGGTTTGTTATTAGAAAACACTCTTAATTCTAGTAATTATCAAATAGCTTTAAATATAAGAGAAAATGAAGGTTTAATATTTCAAAGATGGATTGCAGGTGCATTTAATGGTAACTTAATGCGAATAGGTTATACTGGCGCAATAACATTTGATGCTTACAATTCCACAAACAATACAGGTACTCCAACTTATTTACTAGGTACAGACGGCTCCGGAAACGTAGTTAAAACTTTATCTACACCAGGTGGAGATCCTGGCCCTTACTTACCACTAGCTGGTGGGACGATGAATTCTGGAGCGGCAATTACTTTTGTTGTTCCATCTACTGGCGGTAACTTTATAAATATTGATCATACAGGAAATGAAAATTGGAGTTTTGGAGCTCAATCCGGAACAGGAGTGGATGATTATATAGATATAGGTATCAACGGAGGAACTAGAACTATGTCTTGGCATGAGGATGGTAAAGTAGGAATCAATACAACATCGCCTGAAGAAAAACTACACGTCATTGGTAGTACTCTTATTAGTAATAATGAATTTTATAAAGTCGAAGGTACAACTGGTACAAATTATAAAATAGCTGGTTTAACAAATGGTAATGTTATTCAAATTGGCGCTATAGATTATACTTCGGCAGGTACTATATTTGCTGGGGGTGATAATATTAGCATAACAACAGGAGGTGCATCTGGTTCAACTAGAATGAAAATAGATAGTTCAGGCAACGTCGGGATTGGGACGACTAGTCCTGGAACTTTACATAGTGCATCTTATGGTTTTACAAGGCTACACATAGACGGTGGCACTGATAGAGGACAAATGATAATTGAAGGAGATTCTTTTGCAGGAATTGTATTATCTGACAATGGAGCAACTGCTAATCAAAGGGTTTTTGTTACAAGTGTAGACGAGACCAAATATACAATAAAACCTCTTAATGATAACGGAACAAGTACAGTGGGAGGAGTAGCTTTTACTGTTTTACACAGCGGCAACGTCGGGATTGGGACGACTAATCCTACAAATAAGTTACATATTCAAGGAAGTCAAACTACGGTTTACAGTCCAAGTGATTCAGGTGGTCAAGCCTCTGCGGGTACTACAATAAATAATACAAACACGGCTGGTAATACTAATAATTTCTCTCAACTACTTTTTACTGTAGGTACTAATAATAATTCTGTAAGTAGAATAGTAGCTATAAGATCAGGTAGTGATGCTAGTGATTTGGCTTTTGTTGGAAAAAGCACCGCTGGTGTTGCAGAATACATGCGCATAAAATCTGGTGGTAATGTAGGAATTGGGGTTGATAACCCTTCCGCTTTACTCGAAGTTAGAAAAGGAACTATTAGTGGTCAAATTGCTAAATTTAGTGCCGTTAACGCTCATGTTGTAATTGAATCAAGCACAGCTGGTAACGCGGTACTACATTTGAAACCAAATCAAACAGGTAGTAAATCTGGTCAATTTAAAGTAACGGCTGGAAACGGTTATAATTTTAGATGGAGTAACGATGCGTCTGGTACTGGAGAGATTGCTTATATGGATTTAGACACGAGTACTACAGGTGGTGGAGATTTGACAGTTAAAGGAGATGTAATAGCTTATGGATCTCCTTCTGATAAAAAATACAAAGAAAATATTAAACCAATTGAAAGTGCTTTAGATAAAGCAATGCAACTTCAAGGGGTTACTTTTGATTGGAAAGACAGCGAGAGTATATTAGAAATAAAAGAAGATATAGGTTTTATAGCTCAAGATGTTCAAGAAGTGTTACCAGAACTCGTTAGAGATAATGGTAAGGGTAATTTATCTTTAAGATACCAAGGTATAACACCTATATTATTAGAAGCTATAAAAGAATTAAAAGCTGAAATAGAGGAATTAAAGTTAAATAACTGTAATTGTAATAAGTAATGGCTATACCAACTTCAGGAGCACTATCTATGGAATCCATAGCACAAGAGGCGTTATACGGCACATGGGGATCAGGAACAATAACTGGGCCAATATCTATGTACGATATGATTAATGGTGGGGATAGTCATGGTTCTGGTGATTCATATCCAACTGTAAATACTGCGTGCACACCAAACCCTGCTGATAGAGGTACATACAATTCTTTTACTATTTATAGTGGCGGAGGTAATATAACAACACTATACACGACAGTGGCTTTAACAGCGGTAACAGTAGGGACTATTATATATAGTAATGTAAGTGGAGCAGTATACACTGGTGGTGGTGCTTTTATTCAAGGTCCATCAGGTACAGTTTGGTTTGGTGGTAGTTGTGCCTGCCCAGCGATCTCAACGAACACAACAACAGGTGCGGTAACAGCAACTAGCTGTAGTTGCCCATAAAATATAAATTATGCCTATAGCTTATCCATATAAATTTTCAGACTGGTACGGTTACGATAAAGACTGTACAACGCTAACATCATTCAGCTCTGGCTCAGGACAGGCAGATACAAAGTTTATATGCTCACAAACTGTTAACACAACTAAATATCACGACGGTAGTGGTAACAATCCAACTACAGGTGACACTGTTTATGACAATTTATCTGGAACAACAGCAACTGGAAACGGTTTTTACACAGTTCAAAATGGAGCAGGAACAACAATCGGTTATTATAGAATAACAGGAGGAAGCGGAGTTGTTGCTTCAATTGGATTATGTTAATTATAAAATAAATAAATAAATAAATAAATCTTTAAAATTAAAAAATGGCAATTACTTACAAATGGGATATCCCACAAATGAACGCTCATATTCAAGCAGAAGGTGAAGACAATGTAATATATACAGTACATTACAGATACACTGGTTCTGAAGAATCTGGAGGAAAAACTTACTCATCAACTAACATCGGAACACAAAGCTATACATATGCAGCAGGAGATCCTTTTGTGCCTTATGAAGATACAGAGGCTTTTGAGAACGTAGTTATTGGATGGCTAGAAGGATCACTAGATGTACCTGCAATACAAGCTAGCATAGCTGCAACTATTCAATCTGAGATCACACCAGTAAACGAAGACTTATACTTTACATGGCAAAATCCAACTCCACCACCACCAGTAGAGGAAGAGGAAGGAGAAGAATAGGTAAATATTACTAAAAACAAGTGATAATACAAATATACCCTGCTCGGGAAGAGCATTAACCAATGTCTAACTAAAAACCAAAACCAATGACATTTTATTACCAGACTAGTTCGTGGAATAGTCAACCACAAGTTACAGATGAAACCAAGAAAGTATGGGAACATATAATTCAGAAAAAAAACTGGAGGATTGTTCAACTACCAAATGGATTTTTTCAAACTGAATACCTTGATCCTAAAGAAGAAGATTCTTGGATCGACGTGACGAGACGTGAAACAATGGAAGGTGCTGAGTCAGCAATTGACGCTTCAATTAACCATTACGAGAAAAAACTTTCTTATATTCGCGGACCACAAGTCGTTAAAACCTTTAAATAAAATCAATCAAATTAAATTAAATTAAATTATGTCTGACAAAATAGTCAAAAACTTAAGCTTTGGTGACAAGGCTAAGTTTGAAGTATTTAAAGGAATAGAACAACTCACAAGTGCTGTTGGCTCCACACTAGGGGCCAGCGGTAAATGTGTGATAATGGAGGACAGTAACGGTGATCCTATAATAACAAAAGATGGTGTTACAGTTGCTAATTCTATTATATTAAAAAATCCTATTCACAATATGGGTGCTACACTTTTAAAAGAGGCAGCACGTAAAACAGTAAAAGAAGCTGGTGATGGAACTACCACAGCAACAATACTAGCACACGCTATATTAGCTGAGGTTTATAGTTCTAAGCAAAAAGATACCAGTATAAGAGTAACTAAACAAAACATCTTAGAGGCTGTAGACAGTGTTATAAGTTATATAGACAAAAACAGTATTGAAGTGTCAGGCGACATGATAGATAACGTTGCAACTATATCAACTAACAATGACAAAGAATTAGGTAAGTTAATAGCTGATGCGTTTAGAGAAGTTGGTACAACAGGTGTTGTAACAATGGAAGCCTCTGAATCAGGTAATACAGAAGTTGAAATACTAGAAGGCGTTGAATACAATAGGGGTTATTCTCACGCAAACTTTACAACTAATAAAGAAAAGAAAACTGCTGAATTAGAAAATCCAGCTGTTTTAATAATGGAATCAAAAGTAGATTCAATAAGGCAAATACAATCAGTTTTAGAACATGTTATAAAAAACAACAAGTCGCTATTATTGATCGCAGAAATAGAACCACCTGTGTTGTCGGCTCTTATGATGAATAAAATGAAGGGCAATATAAAACTTAATGTTATTGAGCCACCTTCATACGGTTTAAATAGAAAAACAATTTTAGATGATTTAGCTTTACTAACAAATTCTACGATTGTAAATGAAGACCTAGGAGATGACTTAAGTGTTATAGACTTAGATTACCTAGGCCAATGTGTTAAAGCTTCTTCTGACAATGAGAGAACAATTATAACGGTAGATGATTTAAGTGATGAAGTTTTAGATATTATTAAAAGTATTAAAAAAGAATTAAAACAGAAAAATAAACCACATACAATTATAAATCTAGAAAGAAGATTAGCTAGATTATCAGCTAAAGTAGCTATAGTTAAAGTTGGTGCTAATTCTGATATTGAATTAAAAGAAAAAACAGATAGAGTCGAAGACGCTATTTGCGCTACTAAAGCCGCAATAAAAGAAGGTATAGTACCAGGTGGAGGAATAGCCTTATTAAACGCTTCAAATAATTTAAAATCTAAATCAATAGGGCAACAGTGTTTGTACAATGCTATCAAAGCACCTTTCAATAAAATATTAAGTAATGCAGGTTTGTCTCTAACCAAGGAGCAAGATGATTACTTAATCTCTAATGAAGGTTATGGTTTAGATGTGGTTACAGGAAATATGGTAAATATGGTAAAGGAAGGTATTATAGATCCTTCCCTTGTTACTAAAAGTGCTCTTATAAATGCGGCTTCTGTAGCTACAACTATTATGTCAACCGATTGTGTAATCAATAACGTAAGGGTAGATGAAAGCGCTGGGTAGAAATTTAATAATAGAAAAAATAAAAGAAGGAACTACCTCAACAAAAGGTGGTTTACTTTTAGCAGAATCTCACAAAGATGACATTAGGTATTTAAAAGCTAATGTAATTAGTGTAGGTGATGAAGTTGAGGGGTTGAATACTGGTGATGTTATATTTTATGACAGACATTCAGGTCACAAAATAGAATTAAAAGATAAGTCATACCACGTAATAAAATTACAAGACGTGGTCGTTGTTTTATGAAAAAGCTATCAGCAAGTGATTTAAAAGATATAAACTTGCTTAAACATTACCGGATAATCCGCAAATGGGCTTCCAAAAACAACGACTTAAATGAAGCTGATTTAGAGTTGCTAATATACTTGGACTGTATTGATTTATTTACAATTAAAGACTTTAAAAAAGGTGTTTATTCTTATAGTTGGGACAATAGAAGATGGAGTAGATTAATAAAAGATAACTGGATAGTTGTTTGGAGAAAAAGAAATAGAACTAATCAAACTTATAATATATATAAGGTTTCTGTTAAAGGTAAACAATTAATTAGTAGGATGTATAGAATAATGCTACAAGAAGAAGAGATACCAAATTCCACTAGAAGAAATAAAATAATGAAAAGAAAAACATATATGGATAAAGTATTAACTACATCTATAAATGATATAAACAAGGAAATAAATAAAAACTAAATTATGCACGATTTAAAATACGATCCATCAATGGAAAAATTAAAGCCAGGAAAACACGTAGGTATAGTAGGTGAATCTCACATATGGGATGGACCTCTAGATCAGTCAGGTAGAGCTCATGGTATGGGTTCAAGTTCTGGTATAACTGGAATGCAAATATTAAAAGCGCCTATTTCTTACAAAGGAACAAGCCCTGTGATACTTGCTCAAGAAGAATCATAAAAAATAAAAAAAATGAGTACATACAACGCATCATTAACCGTTATACCCAGTGACGATTATAATTTACCTCAACCTGGGTTATTAAAAACTGGATCAGCGGCTGCAGGTTCTAATACTACAACTTTAATTGATTCATCTGCTGAGTTTACAAATGCTAAAACAAACGCATTGGGGTACAATATAAGCAGTGGTGATATTATATATAACAAGACGCAGAGCAAATGCTATCAAGTTAAAAACGTAGTAAGTGACACAACTATAACTATAGCTACAGCAGGTGTTGCGATAGCAACCAATGATGTGTATGAAATATATAAAGGCAATGTAGCTGGTAGCGAAGGCTATTCTTTGTACTTTGGAACTACAGGTGATGTTAAAATCACAGATGTTTCAGGAAATACAACAACTATAAATAACATTCCAGCTGGTAAGATACTTGATTTACAAGTGGTAAAAGTTTTTGCATCTTCACCAACACCTCCTATTGACATAGTATTATTAGATAAACTAGATTAAAAAACAAATTATGGCATATAAACAAAACTTTGGTCCTTCAAGAAAATCTGGCAAAGCTGTATCCATGTGTGGCATTTCAAGAATAACTAATGAAGCATATGGTGCTGAAATTGGTGGAGCTGCAGATAACGCGTATTCAAATTATCAAGGAAAACCAACAGATGCAAGTGCTTATGTGCAATCATCTGATATACCTACAGGTGGTATGACTATTGATGGTTCTACTGGAAAATCAAGTGGTGGTACTAAAACTGATATAAAAAAAGATGGTGAAGGTGGTGTTACTAAGTTGGGTAGATTAAACAATAAAGTACAAAAAGTAAAAGATGGTGGAGGTAATAAAGCTAAAGAAGCTAGATTAAAAGGTAGAATAAATAGAACTGAAAAAAGACAGTCTGAAAGAGCTGTACGAGTAGAGAAAAGAAACGAAAGAAAAATGGATCGTACTGTAAAAAGAGAAAAAACTAAAAACAAAATTCATAATTTCTTTAGTTCAGATAAATACGATATTAAAGAAAGTAAACCAAAAAGCTCTGGTTATAAAGGTTACGGAATGTAAAAAATAAATTATGGCATATAAACAAAAAGGACATTACGGTAAATATAGCGGAAACGCTAAACACTCTAAACATCACATGGTTAATTCATGGGAAGAAGAAGATGTGAAAAGAGGAAGACAGCAAATGAAAGAAGGTCACAGAGGCCACGCTGAAGCTTTATTTGATGATGCCCATGGTAGTTACAATTACAATGGTCACAACTCAACGGGTAGTGAATCACCCGCAAACTTTCTTGGTGGGGTTTTTGGAGCTGCTACAAAACTTGCCGGAAGAAAAGGTAGTAGAAGTAGACTAAGACAACATAGTGAAGTAATGGATGCTTTAGGTAGAATAGAAGGTGAATTAGGTGGTGGAAGCGAATCTATCGATCCACAACAACCAGTTCAAAATGAATTACCAATCCCACCGTCTCAAAAAATAGCAGAAGGTATTGCTTCTTTAGGTACAGCTTTTTCCGACAACCCATCTATTGATCAAAGTGAGATTGATACAGATTTATAATAAACAGAGTAAACTGACAAATCAAAAAAAACAAACATTTAACATTTAACATTTAACATTTAACAAAAAAAGATTATGGCAAATTACATTAAAATTAAAGCTGCAGACATAGGTGTGGCTAACGTAGGAGACTTACTATTAGGAGGAATCGTATCAGTACAACAAGGTTTAGTTAACGGTACTGGAAGTGCAGACAAATTCACAGTTTACAATAGCATTGGAAAAAGCTATTTATTTACTGTAACCGCAAAAGGTAAAGAATGGGCAGAGGCTGTTCAAAAAGCAATTACTGCTAACCCAGGAGGTATCATGTCAATTGTACAAAACAGTACAAGCGTAAAAATCTCATCAATAGTAATAGCATAACTATGAAATCTAAGGGATTAGGCGACGATGTTGCTAAGTTTACAGAAAAAACAGGTATTAAGTCCGTTGTAGATAGAGTATCTAGCGGACTTAACCTTCCCTGTGGTTGTAAACAAAGACAAACAACGTTGAACAAAATGTTCCCTTATAAAGATTAATATGGCTTTTAAAATGAAATCACCGTTTGCTTTATCTACTACTCCAGTATATGAAAGAGAATTACCGGAGGGTATATTAGGTAAAGGTAATAAAAATGGAACTATATTAATTTCAGAAGACATTACTAAAGATACTGAACAAACTAAAAGTATAATTGATCACGAAGAAGTTCATATAGATCAAATAAAAAGAGGTGATTTAGATTACGATAGTAAAAATGTCTATTGGAAAGGAAAAAAATACTCTCGCTCTAAAATTAGGGAAGGTGATCCTAATTTACCTTGGGAAAAAGAAGCTTACAGTAAAACTGATAACTATAACAAATATTAAAAATTACAATGGGATATAAACAAAACTTTGGTCCAAGTAGAAAAGGGGCTAAGCACGGAAAAGACATGATTTCAAGAATCATGAGTAACACAGACACAGTAAGTCCACTAGATAACTCTGTTCAACATCTGAAAGGAATGAAAGGAGCTAAAGATGGTACTAAAGGTTCAGGTATGTATAGAAAATCTTATATGAAAGGAGACTCTTATGCTGTACCAGCTGATAAACTAAAAGGTATACAAAAATCAGAAGGAATGTCAAGAAAAGGTTCTAAACCAGATTATATAGATATCGATGGTGATGGAGACAAAAAAGAATCAATGAAATCTGCTTCTAAAGGAATCTCTAGAGAAGGATCAGATCCAAAACCAAAAACTGAAAAAATGGTTCGTAGTAATCCTTCAACATATTTTAATTCTTTTAAAAGTAAAGCAACACAGAGGACAGCTAAAAATCCTTACCCAAAAGAAAGCGTAAATTTTAGAGCATTTGCAAAACTGCAAAAGAAGTTAGAAGATAGTTCCTTTTAGTAATTATATGAAAAAGAAGTTCTCCGAAACAAAAGTAGGTAAGTTTTTAGGTAGTGTTGCACCAGGAATATTAGGTGTAGCAAGTGACTTACTGCCAGATGCTGGCTTATTAAACGTTGTTAAAGGTTTAATAATAAAAGACGAAACTATCAAACCCGAAGACAAAGAGACTGCTTTAAAACTATTAGAACAAGATCAAGTAGAGATGCAGGAAGTATCTAAACGTTGGGCAAGTGACATGAAATCTGATTCATGGCTTTCTAAAAACACACGCCCAATGTCGTTGATATTTTTAACAGTATCTATGGTAATACTTATACTGTTAGATAGTTTTAAAATAGAGTTTCATGTAGCTGAAGGATGGGTTTCATTATTGCAAACTCTTTTAGTTACAGTGTATGTTGCATATTTTGGTTCTCGTGGAGCGGAAAAATTCAAAAGTATAGGTAATAATAATAATAAGTAAAATTAATAACAATTAAATTTAATCAAATGAGTAAAGAAGTAAAAAAGATTACAGAGGAAGAATTAAAAAATGTAAAAGAGCTTAGTGCTAAATACAATGGAATTCTTACTGAAATGGGTTTTCACCAATTAAGACAATGCAGTTTATCTAAACTAGCTGAAGAAGAAATTGAAAAGCTAGATAAAGTTAAGAAAGATTTAGAAGAAAAATATGGACCTGTTAATATTAGTTTAGAAGACGGTACTTATTCTGAGATCGAATCACAGGAAGATAAAGGTGAGTAATATTATTAGAAAAATCAGTATTGGTTCTGACTATAAAAATGATGCAATGCATTATTCTTTAGGTCAACAAGTATATGGTGGTCATGTTATATCACATATACTAGAAAATACTGAAGACAATTCTTATAATATTCATATAAAGAAAGATGATGAAATATTGCCGTGGAAGAAATTTAATTCTAACATGGCAATATCCATCGAGTACGACCTACAGTATTAATGAACTCACTATACGACTTTATAGTTAGACCTCTTGGAAAAGAATATTCTAACGATATAAATATAGGTGGTGTTAAATTAATTTTAAACACCAAGATAGAAAGTTTTAAATTTGTAAATAACTTAGCTATAGTTGTTTCAATTCCTTTAGCTTACAAAACACGTATTAATGTTGGCGATATAATAGTTATACATCACAATGTGTTTAGAACTTTTTACGACATAAAAGGTAAAAAGAAAAAAAGTAGGTCTTGGTTTAAAGAAGATTTATATTTCTGTTCTTTAGATCAAGTTTATTTATATAAGAATAAAAACGACGACGATTTTAAATCTATAAACAATAGATGTTTTATAAAACCATTAAAATCAAAACGCAAGTTTAGCGTAGATAAAGAGCAAAAGCTTATTGGTATATTAAAAATAGGTAATAGCTCCTTAGAAGCCGCCGGTGTGCGCGAGGGAGACCTTGTTGGTTATACCCCGTATGGAGAGTATGATTTCATTATTAATGATGAAAGATTGTACTGCATGAAATCAAATGATATTGTAATTAAATATGGAGATAAAGAAAACCAAACTGAATATAATCCAAGCTGGGCAAATAGCAGTTGATGAATTAATAAAGGTAGCTAAAGAACCTATTGTAGACTCTGGTGATGATATATCAGCAGATCGTTTAAAAAACGCAGCAGCAACAAAAAAACTAGCTATATTTGATGCTTTTGAAATATTAA